CATCAACTAGAGCGGAGTTAGTAGACTACTGCAAAAGAAAGTTAGGTGCTCCTGTTCTCGAAATTAATGTTGCTGATGAGCAAATCGAGGACTTAGTTGATGATGCCATTCAATATTTTCATGAAAGACATTTCGATGGAGTAGGACAAGTTTTTCTAAAATATCAAATAACTCAAGACGATATTAATAGAGGTAGAAGTCCTTCTTCATCTGTAACCCAAGCAGGTATCGTAACAACTACCGCTTCATCTACGATTGATGGTGCTTCCACAACGTTCTCTTATAAAGAAAATAGTAATTATTTACAAATTCCTCCTTCTGTTATAGGAGTTAATAAGATATTTCAATTTTCGGGTGGAAATTCAATCACAAACAATATGTTTAGTGTTAAATATCAATTATTCTTAAATGATGTTTATTTCTTCGGGAATACTGAATTGTTGTCATACGCTATGACAAAGACATATCTTGAAGATCTTGATTTCTTACTGAATACTCATAAGCAGATAAGATTTAATCAAAGAATGGATAGGTTATATCTTGATATTGATTGGGGAAGTGTTACTGCAGGAGAATATATAATTATTGATTGTTTTAGAACTGTCGATCCAAACGACTTTGCAAGAGTTTACAATGACTCTTTCATCAAACCGTATCTGACTGCTTTAATTAAACGTCAGTGGGGACAGAATCTTATGAAGTTTCAAGGAGTTAAACTTCCTGGTGGAGTGGAACTAAACGGAAGACAAATTTATGAAGATGGACAGAATGATTTAGATAAAATCATGGAAAAAATGTCCAATACTTATGAACTTCCGCCCCTTGACATGATAGGCTGATGGTATTAAATCCTTTTTTCTTACAGGGTTCTCAAGGAGAGCAAAATCTCGTTCAAGATTTGATCAACGAGCAGTTGAGAATGTATGGTGTTGAGGTATTTTACTTACCAAGACAATATGCAACAAAAAGTTCAATAATTCGCGAAGTGATTGAATCAGAATTTAATCAATCATATCCAATTGAGGCATATGTTGATAATTTTGATGGATATGGCGATAATAGTGTTCTTTTATCAAAATTTGGAGTTCAACAAACATCTGAAATTAAATTAATTATTTCTCAAGAAAGATTTGAAACATATATCACACCTTTAATCACAAATTTGCCTCTCATTGAACTTGCGACTCGGCCGAAAGAGGGTGATTTAATTTATTTCCCACTTGGAGACAGACTTTTTGAAATAAAGTTTGTTGAACATGAGAAACCTTTTTATCAGTTACAAAAAAATTACGTTTACGAATTAACCTGTGAACTATTCAGAGGGGAAGATGAAATATTGGATACTGGTATTGAAGAAATCGATGATTCCTTCGACACTGAGGGAAACATCCGATCTCTCTCACTTATTGGATCAGGTTCTACCGCAACCGCTATCTCTGGAAGAGTTGAAAGCGGAGCTATCAGCAAGATCATTATTACAAACAGAGGAGAAAAATATAATTATCCACCCAGTGTTTTTATTTCATCTCCTATATCAGGAACCACAGCAACTGGAATATCTACCCTACGTGACGACATTGTTAGTTGTGATGGAACACAAATAGGTTCTGTTGTTCAAGGAGTTATGATGATTGATCCTGGTGCAGGATATACTGCAAATCCGGGAGTTGCATTTGTTGGACTTAACACTAATCCTGGTGTTGGAGTAGCTGCAACCACTAGAATTTCTGACAATACTGTCGGTATTGTAACTGTTACTAGTGGAGGTGGTGGATACGTGACTGCTCCTACCGTTACCTTTAGTAGTCCAGGTGCTGGTGGAACAACTGCTACTGGTGTAGCTGTGGTTTCTGCTGCCGGAACCGTTTCTGCAATTTATATCACCAATGCTGGTGCTGGATATACAACTGCTCCTACAATTACACTTTCAGATCCACCTGCTGCTGGAGTTGGAACATTTGTTAGATCGGAAACTATTACCGGATCTACAAGTGGTGTGACTGGAGTAGTCAAGACATGGAATACTATCACTAACGTTCTAACTTATTCTAATACTACAGGAGACTTCTTACCTGGAGAGACTATTGTGGGTTCAGCAAGCAGCGCATCTTATGTGATAAGTGTTTATGAGGATGATAACACAGTAAATAATTATCCAGACAATGATACCTTTGAAACTTTTGCTAATGATGGAATTTTAGATTTCTCAGAATCAAATCCATTTGGGAATCCTTAACCCTAAATAAAGTTACATAAGGCATCTGTATGTTTGAATACTTTTACCATGAAATCTTAAGACGAACCATCATTGCGTTCGGAAGTCTTTTTAATGGGATTGATATTAAGCATCTCGATTCCGCTGGTAACGTATCCGAAGAGATTAAAGTACCTTTAGCATACGGGCCAACTCAAAAGTTTTTAGCAAGATTAGAGCAATCGCCAGATCTTAACAAACCAACGTCGATTACTCTTCCAAGAATGTCCTTTGAATTTACAGGACTACAATATGACGGAACGAGAAAAGTTACCACTACTCAAACATTCAAAACACAGACTGTAGGTATTGCAACGGCAATCAGAAAAACCTATATGCCTGTTCCGTATAATATGTCATTTGAATTATCAATATTCACTAAGTTGAATGATGATATGCTTCAGATTGTTGAACAGATTTTACCATATTTTCAACCAGCTTACACACTTTCAGTAAATTTAGTTGATACTATTGGAGAAAAAAGAGATATTCCTATCGTGATCGAAAATATCACGATGCAAGACGATTATGAAGGAAACTATAGCACAAGACGTTCGCTTCTTTATACTATAAGATTTACTGCCAAAACATACCTTTTCGGCCCAGTTGGAGATACTTCAAAAGCATCCAGAGATCTTATCAAAAAAGTACAGGTTGGATATGTTCAAGACGATTCTTCTACACCAACCAGAGATCTTACTTATACTGTTGTTCCAAGAGCAACAAAAAGTTATACCGGTAATGTTGTCACAAACTTAGCACAAGATATAGGTACAACAACTAATATAATTCAAGTTACTGACGCAACAAATATTGCCGAAAACGTATACATTAATATCAATAACGAATCAATATACGTGGATAGAAAAGAAGGAAATACTCTTTTTACAAAAAGAGGACAGGATGGAACTATTACTGGATCACATGTTCGTGGAACTGCAGTTAATGTTATCACTGATGCTGATGATGCCCTTATTGAAGTTGGTGATGACTTCGGATTCGATGGTGCGTTATCATGAGTTTTGACAGTTTAAACGAAGCATTTGATGTGTCAAGTGAGATTGTATCAAGTGAACCTGAACAAGTAAAACCTGTTCAAAAAGAAGTAGATGCAATAAAGTCTGATACTAGAAAAGATTATGAGTATACAAGAGGTAATCTTTATTCTCTAATTGAAAAGGGGCAGGAAGCAGTCAACGGTATTCTTGAATTAGCACAAGAAACTGAACAGGCAAGAGCATATGAAGTTGCTGGACAGTTAATCAAGAGCGTTGCCGATGCAACTGATAAACTTCTTGATCTTCAAAAGAAACTTAAGGATGTTGAAGAAGAATCTTCATCAAAAGGCCCAACAAATGTCACAAATGCACTCTTTGTTGGATCTACCGCTGATCTCGCTAAATTATTGAAGCAAAACAAAGAAAATAAATAGTTAAAAAAGTGTCATGGCAGTACCTGCAGTAAACATAGAAATTGAACAAGGTGCGGACTTTACATCAACCTTTACTATTACAAATAGTGATGGTTCCGTGTTTAATATGAGTAGTGCGAGTGCTGTCGCGAAAGCAAAAAAGCATCCTACTGCAGGAACAGCATACACTTTTTCTACTTCCATTGAATCTTCAACTGGAAAAATTACTATTTCCATGACTGATGAGACTACAGCAACAATGGAATCTGGAAGATATCTTTATGATATCTTACTTACTGCAGCGGGTGGTGATAAAACAAGAGTCATTCAAGGAATGGCACTAGTTACAGCAGGTATATCATAAATACCACTATAGGGTAAACAAATGCCAGATTACTTAGTAAAAAGATCAGGAACTAAAAAATTTACCGTAACTCAGGAGAAAACCGTAGTGGCGGAGAATCTATCAGAACTTGCAGACGTTTCAGTTTCCAATTTACCCGGATCTGATAAATTTGTATTAGCATATAATGCATCCCTGGCTAAATTTGAGTTGATACCTGCGGATAGTGTTCTTACCGCTGCTGCTAATGATGCTACACTTCCTGACACTTTCATCACTCAATTAGAAACTGATCTTGATAATACAATTGATCTTGATGGTGGCTCGTTTTAAAAATATCTAAATAGTAACAAGAAAAATCATAGGTTAAATGACTTCTCCAGTACTTCAGTTTAAGAGAGGTGCGTTTGCTAATCTACCTGGACTTAGGGTAGGTGAACCTGGCTTTACCACTGACAAATACGATTTATACATCGGTTTATCGTCAGAAACCGCCACAAACCAGTTTTATGGTTCAGGTAGGTATTGGGGTAGAGAGGATGGCACCAATCCTTTAGAGTTCAAACTTGTTGACAAGGACGGCTCTAACAGTATTAATTTAAGAGCTCCTGCAACTCTTAGTGGTATAACCACTTATACTTTCCCAGAAACTCCTCAAGCAGGAAAACTATTAATTACAGATGCGTCAGGAACCCTTTCTTGGGGATCTGAATTTACATCTGATTTAAATATCACCGGTATTGTAACTGCTTCTGGTGGATTTAACATTGGTATTAATTCCTCGGGAAATGTAATCACCACAGGCCCTGTTCAGAACCTGAATTTTATTGGTGCTGGTAATACATTTGCATATAATGCAGACACTGATACTGTAGATATTACCATTGCTGGCGAAGGTTCAGCAATGACATTAGGATCTCCAACTGATGGAAGTTACACAACACCAGCTGCTTTAAATACATTTACAAGTTCAACTAAAATTAGTGATAGTATTGATGATTTAAATGAACTTGCCCTCAACATAATGAGGAACACCGCAGTTTCTGGACTTGCATTTACTGCAAATTCAACTGCTGGTGGCGCACCATTTTCTATCACATTAAGCACTGGATTTGATGGTAATGCAAATAGTTTTGAGATTGACTGGGGAGATGGATCGGCAGTAGAAACAACAAGTGATTCTACCCCATCACATACCTATACCAATACTGATGGTGGATTATTCAGTATTGAAATGGTTGCCAAGAATACTGGTGGTGCTGGAGCAGGACATTCTTTCTCTGCAGCAAGATCAAATTATATTACTGTTTATACTCCCGATCCCGCAGTTTCCTTTGCACTTTATAGAGCATCTTCCGGAGGAAGCGCACTTAGTGGAAATGATTTATACGTAGTAGAAGGACAATCACTTTACTTAGATAATAACACCACAAACGCAACTCAAGTTGGTTCTGGTGCTACTTACACCATGGCTTGGGGCGATGGTTCTGCAGATGACTTTATATCAAGCAATACCGTTGGTGGTGGTGCAAGTACAACTGCAGATAGATTACAACATACCTGGGCAGATGGAACACTAAGTGGCACTGGTAGGGATACACTCACTCTTACTATTAACAAGCACGATCTGGCAAATCCAGGCGTTATTCCAACTTCATCATCAGTTAATTTAAAAGTTTATGATGATTCCCCTGCAACTCCTGATACTCTTAGTTCCAAGACTTTAAGTAATGTAAGTAGCACTGGAACCAACCCCAAAGCAGCTCATGGTTTTACTGAAAATACTTCTGGGGCAGCAGGAATAAGCACTGGAGATACAGTCAACCGTGTTACTACTGGTACTGCAACTGCAGGCCCAATCACATCATTTGCTTATAATGCTGATTCTGGAACATTAACAGCAATGGTAAATGGATCTGCTGATGGGCAGAGAGTATTGACAGGTGGTGACGATAGTGCGTCTTACACAAGTCTTACTATCGATTCGGAAAGTGATTATAACCTTCTGACTTCCGGAGGAACATCCACAACATTTGCAAATAGCACCTTCTATCCTGGTTTATACAAAGGGTTTAAGGCAAGAGTTGCTAAAGCAGTCAGTGGACT